GATTTTTGTCATTTCATAAAGGTCGTCTTCAAGTACTGCGCTTGGGAGTTGTGTTGCCTCTCCGACTCCATATAGTTCCATAGCTTCTTTAGCGTTTTCTTTAAACATGGGACACATTGCGTAAATCAATTCATTCATGCCTTCAATACTTTCATCATCTTCTATATCAGATAGCTTCAGGAAGTCTTTTAAGGGTATTTTTCGGACTTCAATTTTCATTCCAAGTTTTTTGCTTTCAAAATACTTGATATTTAACTTGTCCATGTCACCTTGCTGTTTTTTTGCAATAATATCCGCTAATGTTGCTTTTTTCATTTCCTTTTTCATGTGTTCCTCCTAAAAAAGCCCCTTTCGGGGCTTGTAATTATATTTCTTCAAAATCTCTGAATTTTCCACTAAGTTCAAGCTCTGTCGTTGAGCTGTCTTGTTCAAACTTTTGGATTTCTGCCGAATCAAATGTGACACCGTCGTAACGGTAACGATTCGCTTCTTTTCCATCGTTTCTTTCCATTTTCCCAACTACCGAGATATCCGGAACTCTATTTTCTTTTGCAGCAGTAATAATCTCTCTGATAAGCGCTTGCTCTGTTCCGTCTCTTCTGACGGTTAAACTTATCTCTGCTGTGAATCCGTTTGGCACTTGAACTACGCCAAATCCTTCTGGATCCGGAATTTCTTCAAAGTTATTATTCACGGTTGCTGTCATGTTTGTTACATTTGTGAATCTTTCATCGTTGATCCACGCTTTACCGCGTCGACCATGAAATTGAATATTTCCATATTGTTCCATTTGTCACCCTCCTTAGATTTCAATCTCAAACATTAAGTCTTCCATCGCTTGTAATACTTTGACTCGTGCAGCTAAGAAAACATCTGACATGTAAGTGTGAATTTTTACTTCTTCTTCTGACCATGCATTCACGACATCTATGCCGTATTTTGGTGCGTTGGCCAGCCTCTGTCTTTCAATGTCTACATAGGCTTTATTGTCAAAATTTCTGTCTAATAGGTTTTCGATGGCTAAGACTTTGAAGTAGGAAGTTAGAGCCGAAATGAAAAGCGCTTGATTGTCTGCGCTATTTTGATACTTGCCTTTATAGTTTTCATTCCATGTGTCATAAATGTCAACAAACATAAGATCAAGTATTTCAATGACTTGAATGAACTTTTGAGATTCAATTACTCCTTCTCCTGTTGTGGTTAAGCTGTTCACGCCACGCCCTACTTTTACGCCTGCGTCGTTGATTAAGACAAATTCACCATTTCCAATTGCCGTGTCAACATCTTCTGGCTCTGTTACTCTTTTGAATTTCGCCGATAGTTTCTTGGCAATCACACTCATTGTTAACGGCATTCCTGCGAGCACTCCTAAAAGATAAGGAATAGCTTTATCTCCGGTTTGAATCCCTCTATCGTCAACAAATTCAACCTCTGTATTTGTATAATTAACAACATGCATGCTGTCTGCAAGATTGTTATACGCTAAAAGTTTATAGCGCTTCTTTTCATTTGTTACTGCCGACTTAACGTAAGTCACTAAATCTGTCGTTTCCGCTTCGCTCGCATCTGCCATTGCAATCCAGCAATTGCGTGGCGCTTCAATTTCAAGCGTTGGCAAGATGTCTGTTACTGTTTGTAGTTCTGAAATTGTAAAAACAAGAACTTCTTTCGGAATTCCTTCTAGCACGTCTTTGATGTACTGAACGTTTGCCGGGTCAAATTTCGCTTGTTCTTCAGTTCCAAAGTCCGCTATTGACTCATATTTATGAAACCCTTCAACGTCCGTTGCATCTACTAGAATAAGGCATGCTGTGCCTTTACTCCCTCTTTCAATTGCGGATGCCCCTAAACCTTTGAATATAATATTAATTTTCGGTAATGTAATAGCCATGTTATCATCCTTCCATTTCTAAATTTTCCATTGGATTCGTTATTTCTTCCCCGTGCATTTCATTGATTTTGATTTCAAATTGACAAATTAGGAATTTCCCTTGACCATCGTTCTGGTTTTCGTCAATGTCTAAGCTATCAATCATGATATTGTATTCATTCACTATTAATTCATCTAAGAATAGGTCTTCAAGCGCATTTCGCATTTCTAGCAATTCGACTTGGCTTTCTTTTTTATCTGAAGGGAAATAGTGAATATAACAATTAAAGCTTGTATCTTTTCCAACCTGCATGAATGGTTTTGTTCCAATATTGTCGAACTGTACAAAAAAAGAAGGCCTTTCTATACCTTCTGTAACGTCTGACGAAATTGAAATATCGTCAATCGTCTCCAGCTTATTATTAATCGCTGTCATTATGTCTGAATACTTCATTTTCGCCTCCTATAGGTTGTGTTTTCCTAGCAAATCATCAACAAACTTCTCTGTGTCTTGATAGAAGCTTCCTTCAAATTTTTTTGCTGCCTTGTCCATGAAGTGATATCCAGGTATAAACGTTACTGCTCCATCTTTGTTTTTCCCGCCTTTATGAAAGTGTCCTTGGTCCAATAAATGACCTAATGGATGCGAGCTGTAAGCTCTACAGTTTAAGTCCCCATCTTTTTTAAAGGGCTTTCCTGGCTTAAATGATTTTTTGATTTCATTGTTAAGCATTTGGTCTTCAACGACAGCGTTTGTTTTTGTGAATTCTGTCTTTTTCTCTTTGGCCAGTTTTTTGGCTTCGTTTTTTATGAATCTGCCTGTTTCTGTTTTTTTAGTCTCTATTGCGAGATCTAACAAATCTTTGGCCAGTTCGTCTAGCTCATGAGATTCAATGTCCATGCGCTTCACTCCTCAATAACATTGCAAAATGCATCGATGTATTCATTGTTTTGGTAGTCCGGAAGTATGTATTTGATTTCAAAGCGAGTATCTCCCTTTTTAAACCAGTTTTTAGCGTTTAGCGACGGATATGCGCTTTTTCGAATACGAATTTTAAACTGCGTCTCTGAATATTTTGTGTTCGATGCACCATCGTTAAAGTTTCCGCTTCGAGGTTTGACGCTTGCCCATATTTTTTTTATAATTCCGTCTTTATACATCCATGCGCCTACTGTGTTTTTGTCCTTGACTGGTCCGCCAATTTCAATTCGTTGGTTTAGCTGTTCATTCATTCTTCCACCTCGTAACCATAAGCAAGTTGTTGCATGAAGCTTTGCATAATGAAATTCACTTTTTCTTCTTTGATGGTATACGTTCTTTTGTCATACATTTGCTGAATAAGAAGAAACATTGGAATTTTCGCTTGTTCGACAAAGTCAGCATTTAATATTTTTGTTTCATAATCATCAACAGCTTTTTTAATGTAAATTTCTGCGCTGTTGATGCATAATTCTATGAATTGAAGCACTTCTGGTTCGTCGCTATCTTCTCTTAGAAACGCTTTAACTTCTTCAATTTGAAGCATATGCCTCACCTACTTCTTTTCTTTTGCTGTTTTCTTGTCTGCCGCTTTAACTTCTGATTCAACTTCTTTATCCGGAACATTGGTTTCTTCTTTGACTTCTTCGACAAATCCTACCTTTAGCAATTTATTTGCTACTGCTGTATTTAAGCTTCGCTCTTTGCCTTTTTTGAAATTTTTGTACCCTTCCCCTGTGCAGTCAAATTTTGCTCTTACTTTTTTCATTTAATCACCACTTTCTAAAGAATACGCCCCCTAAGGGGCGTGTTATTATGCTCCTAAGTTAACTCTTCCATAAACGATGTCTCTTGCTAATTCGTCGACTGTGTCGCATAGCAATTGAACGTCTTCTCGCTCGATTGCTCTCATTAGGATCTTGTCAGTCGCAAATGCATCTCCGCCAACATCTGTGATTTTTACAGATACATCTTCTCTGTCAAACAATACAACGTTGTCCATGTCTCCGATAACAACAGGAGCAAAGTCATTTACTCCGTCGTTGTAGTTTGGTAAAATTTCATCATCGTAAACGTCAACTTTTTTGCCTTTAAGCAAGTATCGGTCCGCATCTTTTGGGTCTGGTTGTAAAAGAGGTTTTCCATCTGCGTCTTTTAATTGATCTAACCAGTTATATCCGGATTGATTGGTGATAACTGTTGAAAATCGTAATGATGCTTTGCGAAGCGTCTTGTTTAAAACTGTTTTGATGTCATCTAAGCCTGTAATTGCAGTTTTAGGCAATAAATCTAATGCGCCAAGAATCAAGTTATTTCGGTTGCATCTTGAGTCGTTTCCAATCCATTCATTCATGATTGAAATAACATTTTCATCTGCATCTGAAAACTCTTCGTCTGTGATGTCATAAATTGCCGCATATTTCTTTGCGTTGTATGCCATTTTATAGAATTTGGGCGTTCCTCCCGTTGGAATTCCTGCCGCTTCATCCACTTGCGCAAAGTTTGTTCCGTTTCCGTGACGTTTTTGAACTGTTTTTTTGCCTTCTGGCTTTGTAATTTTTACGACACGAACGATGTTTTGGAGAGCGTCATTTGCTTCACGCAATTTAATAACTGATGTATCATCAACAACTGGTACCAAATGTCCACCATCTGCATCAACGCCAGATTGTAGTGTGTTTTTTACGTCCATACCAATTTTACCTTTGCTTCTAACGAACTCCGCAAGGGCTTTGTTATACGTTTCTTGTTTTGGAGCTTTTTCCGGTTCTGCTTGCGCTGAATTTTCGGCATTTTTCCGCGCTTCCGCTTCTGCCATTTCTGCAATTCTTAATTCTGCGTTCAATGTTTCTAGCTGATCTGCAACGGCGTTGATTTCCTCCGCTGTTTTAAGGTTTTGTGCTTCACCTTTTAGTCTTTTGATTTCGTCTTTGATTTCTTTTACTGTTTTCATGTATTGCCTCCTCTTATAAACTTAATAGTCTTAGCCTTGCTTTTGCTTGTGCAAGTTCTTCTTGGTTTTTGGTTTCTTCTTGGTTTTCACTTACTTTTTGCTCGAGTAACTTGTTTTTGATTTTGTTGATTAATTCTTCTGGAATCATATAGCCGTTGTAGGCGACCGCTTCTAATTCCTCTTTAAACATAATTTCATCTGCAAAACCTAATTCAACAGCTTTTTCTGCATTCATGAACGTTGTCTCATCTAGCAACTTCATCAAGTCTTCTTTTTTCATTTTTGTCTTCATTAGATAAGCATTCATAAGGCCTTCGTCTGTTGATTCAAGCATGTTTGCATTCCATCGCATGTAATTTTTGTCCCCTTCAGCTGTGTTCCATGCATTATGGATCATCATTTGAGCCGTCGGACTTATGAAAACAACATTTAAAGCCATGGCTACCAAACTTGCTGCGCTTGCAGCTATTCCGACAACTTTCCCTGTTGTTTTCCCTTTGTACTCTTTTAGTGATGTGTATATCTCTGAGCCAGCGTACACGCTTCCCCCTGGACTGTTGATATGCACTTCTATTTCTTGTCCGTTCGCTTCTTCAAGAAATCTTTCCACCATTTTTGGCGATGTATGCTCGATTTCTAGAAATTCATAGAACCACGCTTGCGAATTTGGAATAATTGTTCCCTTAATGTTTAATTTCACCTATTTCACCCCCTTGTAATTTTGTCCATTTCCTGCATTTTCGATGCTGATCAAGTTTCCATTTCCGTATAGCTTGTCTGCACTCTTTTCCGGCCAGTGGCTTAGGCCGACTTTTTCGCGCGCTTCATTTGGCGATACAATAAAGTTATTCACCCCTTTCGCCATTATTTCCATTTGAGTTTTTTTGTCTAACTCAAAGAGTGCCTCTTTATCAATTTCAAGGCACATGTTTTCTTTTTTCTGTTGTATTGACAGAAGCTTTCGAGTTGTTTCGTCGTTGTACATTTTAAATATTGGCTGAAGGCTATTAACGTAAAAATCAAGTTGTTGCGTTTCTGAATTTGAGTGGCTTGATTTTGAATAGTCATTGATGATGTTTGGTTTAATTCCAAAACACGCAGCGAGTTGAAGGCCGTTTAATTTGTTTAGATCAACAAATTCTGCGTCTGCCAGCTTCATGTCCATTAATTTCGCTTCAATTGCCGATGGTAAAGGAATAAACTTTCCGCTTCCGACTGAATTCGCATATCTTTCCGTATTTTTAATCAATACGTCTTTTGCATTGTTGTTCATATCTCCGGTATAGTTCAATAAAACCTTTCCGCCGAACATGTTTGATGCAAAAAGCTTATTTTGATATTCTTCGCTCTTTTTAAGGCTTTCAATTTGCAATGTTAGAATGTCTTTGGTCGCCAGGCCTGTTATTCCGTCGAGGCTAATATGCGTTTTGTAATGCAGTATCTCGTACGAGGCAAACGCAAATCGTTTTTTGCTTCTTCCGTCGTTCCATATATACCAGATCACATTTTGCCCTTTGTTTCTTGCTTCCCCGTTTTCAAGTTTGTCAAAAATACCTGCATCATCTATATAAACTTGAACTTCATGGCTCGGGAGAACCCACAAGGCTTTTTGTCCTGTCCCTGATTCCTCTATATACACATAGCCGTTACCGGTGTGTAATCTGTTTAACTCCACCGAGGCCCATAATGTTGATGCCGTATATAAAGGATTAGGCTCCAAGTTGATGACATTCATCCACTCGGATTCGTAGATGCGCTCCCTCCCTTTCTCTTTCGTTGTTTGATATTGATATCTGCTTAACTTGGACATCGTTTGTGCCAGGTGATTTAGCGCAATAAAATAGATTGTCTCTCCAAATTCCGGATCACCGAGCGTTCCTCCTGTGATTCCAATTAGGTTTAACAATCTTTCATCGTTTGCGGTCCATATTGTTTCATTCTTGGGTTGGAAAAATCTATTTTGCATGAATCCCATGTGTTAATCACCCCCTTTGGGCTTGAGCAAGATAAAGCTGATGATGATTAGCATAATTCCTACGATGTAGATCCCGGCAATAATGTGTATTAAAAAAGTCGCTAGGCTAATAAGCGACATCCCAAGTAAAAATAATATTTCTACAACATTACCTTTTGCAAATTTTGCAATTTTTTTAACTATTTTCATGTTACCTCCTACGAGTAGAACTCATTTATATAATCTTCTGTGAGTTCTGGCTCTTTTGTTTCGACTTTCATGCTGAACTTATGCGAGTTTACCCATGCCGCTACTGGGTCAATGCGTTTAAATCGGCTATTTTTATCAAGCATAATTTTTCCTTGTAATGGTCTTGTTGTCTGTGCGTTATTCATGGCCCAAACTAAAAGCTCGTCGTCTTCATTGTATTCAATGTTTCCTGCTTCGGCTTCGTATTTGATGTCCATAATCGAGTCATTAAGAGATTTACTGTTTTGCCAAATCTCCATACAATCGGCAATCTCTTCCAAATCAGCTAAGAACGCTGATGCGTTTGCTGGATCATAGTAAATCATGTCCACTTCAAGTTCATATTCAGCGATTATATGTTTTATGTATTTCAGCACGGCTTGATAATCGGTCTTGATTCCACCACCACGGGTTGTTTTGGTTAATAGCCCTTTACTGATCCACATATTATATGGCGCATTATCTGTCTGCTCATGTTCTTCAATTCGAAGCTCAGGTATAAACGAGTGTTGGTGTACAAAATATTTTCTTTCGCTGTTTTCTGACCAGGTAAATTCAAAGACAACACTTGTTAGGTCGCCACCGGATGATAGGTCCATTCCTATGTTGCAATTCCAGCCTCTAAAATATTCAAGCGTTTTTTTGCTTTTGCAAAGTTCAAATGCTTTCATGGACATATATTTTGTTTCCGTGAATTCAACCCACATGTTTAGCTGCTTGGTTAAAAAGTCATTCCAGTCTTTTCCGCCCATAGCTTTTGCTGACTTATATACCGGTATTAGATTTTCTAACGCTTCGAGATCATATTCTAAGATCGGATTAGCTTTTATCCAATTTTCGTGATTGTCCTTGTCATCGCCTTCGTCCATTTCTGCGATGTATATAAAACGCGTGTCATTGTCTTCTTTTCCTTCAAGGACCTGCTTATTGTACTTGTACATTTTGTGACAAGGTCCATTGATGGTGAATCCTGCTGTTGTGATAACAGAAATTAATGTTTGCTTCATCTTTTTCTGTCCACCTTCAAGGAGTTTATACATCTGGTTATCCTTGTGAGCATGATACTCGTCGACGATTCCTAATAAAGCCTTAAATCCATCGATAGACTTTGTGTCTCTACCAAGGGCTTTTATTATTGTTCCGGTGGATTTACAGATAATTTCCGATTTATATTCTTTAACATCGAAGTATTCGCTTAATTCTTTGTCTCCTTCGATAAACTTGGCCATTTCTTCCCAAACGATTTTCGCTTGATCATGTTTTGTGGCCACACAGAATATTTTTCCTTTTTTGTAATCTGTGAATTCTCCGATGTAGGTTCCGAGGTCACCGTTTAAAAGTGACTTACCGTTTTGCCGGCCAAGTTG